GAAGGCGGTGTGTTCGATTTTAATAACCTGGAGACTGATGATATTGATTATCAGGAAGTGTCCACAGATGATAATGATGATGGAGAAGAAGATTAAAGACTCATCCGATTTGTCAAGCAAGAAAAGGGTTAAAAGGATCGTCAAGCAAAAGCAAAACGAGATCCAATTAAATGCACCTCAATACACTGCCATTTATCAATCTGGACAAAAGGTTTACAACCCTAAAAAGACTGAATGGACGTTTATTAAAACAATTATCCTGGAGTGGGCACGTGGAACTGGAAAATCTACCATTTTGGGGTGGTTTATCAAAGAAGCGGTCATCCAGATGCCTAGGGCTACAGGTATTATCGTTGGGGAAACTTATCTGCAGATATTGTCCAGGACACTTCCTTCTACAAAAGAAGGTCTTGAAATGTTTGGTCTTTTTGAAGGTATAGATTATGTTGTCGGGAAAAGTGGCCAGTCTTTAGGATTTGAGATGCCTTTCCAATCGCCATCGAAAGGATGGGACAATGTGATCCACTTTTCGAATGGATTTATTCTTATCCTAGTATCGAATGATCTTCCTAATGCCGGGCGTGGAATCAACTCCAGTTTTGTAATTGGAGATGAGGCTGCTTTGTTGGATAAGGAGCGATTGTTTAATAATGTTCAAACAACAAACCGTTCTACTTGTGGAGGCCTCTATGCCGATAAGCCATTGTGTAATGCAGAAATATATGCTTCTTCAGTCGCTATGACTAAAAAGGGGCAATGGTTCACTGATATGGAAGCCCTGGCTAAACGTGAGCCTTGGAAAGTATTGTTTATTAAAGCTAATGCTTTCGCTAACAAATACAATCTGGCAGTGGATTGGTTTGAGCGGATGAGGGACAATGCTCCCTCCCAGATGCATTATGATGCAGAGATACTTAATATCAGGCCTAAGAAGACTGCCAATGGCTTCTATCCACGATTAGACCCTAAGAAGCATTATTATCGTGATGCCTATGATAACGACTACCTGCAGTCTATTGGTGTTAACGCTAATAAGAGAGACTTCAATTGTAAGCAGGATACTGACTATATGAAGAGTAAGCCTCTTACTGTATCTATCGACTGGGGGAACATTATTACTATGACGGTATCACAAGACCAGGGGGAAAGGTACCGGGTGCTCAAGACTTTCTATGTCACATCTCCTGAGATCATCGATGATGTGATCGAGAAGCACTTTGCTCCATACTATGAAGATAAGAAGAAGTCGAACAACGTGATTGAGTTCTACTATGATCGTAACGGTAACAATAAGACTCCTAATGCTCGTGTAACCTTTGCCGAACAGGCTGTAGATTGCTTCAAGCGATCAGGATGGAAAGTTAATACCAAAGTAAGGAAGGGATCGGAGAACCCGCCCCACAATGAGAAGTTCATTGTCATCAACTATCTGTTGATGCATGGTGGTACCAATGGTTTGCCTGTGATTGAAATCAATGAGAACAATTGTAATGATCTGATAATTTCCCTGGAGAATGCTCCGGCGATGGAAGGTAACAAGCCCAATACAATTATCAAAGACAAACGTAACGAAAAGTCCAAGACATTGCCGCAACAGCATGCCACTCACTTCTCTGATACATTCGATATCCCACTGTATTGGAAGTACTATAAGCAAGTACTCCGTCTGATCCAGCGTAAGGACGAGAAGTCATTCATTCCTTTGTTCAAAGGTCATCAAATGAACTAAACCCTTTATTTTACTGATGTTTTTGCTGTTTTACCCCCACATATATCGCTAAATTTAAAAAGGTTAAGTATAGAAACAGAATAGGGGCAGGCCGGCCAAAGCGGACGCAAAATGAGAATTTTAAAATGTTTTTGAGATTTGAAGCCTTGCAAATAAAGGAAAGTTTGAAAAAAACGTGAGAATGAAGGGTTTAAAAGGATACTTTTTTTGATGTCCTTTTTATAAAAATTGATTAAAACGAATTTTGAAATATGATTGAGCATATTCTTTTGAGACAAATTCTGGAAGAAATGAAGAAAACTGATACCAAGGGAAATGCAATTCCTTTTGATATTGAATTCAGGACTTTCAACCGGAATAATAAAGGTGGTGGTGGATTAAAAAAATATACGAATGCAAAATTATTGATCGGAACAAAGCTGAAAGGAAAAGCTTTCGACCCAATGGAGCATTTTTATAGAATTGAAAAAGAAAGGAAAAACCCCAACCATTGGAAAAACAAAACACGAAACATCGAGCTTGCATCTGGTCAAATCCGGAAGCTCAATATTTTATACATAACAAAATTTAACGGTTTAGAAGTAATATACTAATGAAGCATTTCAAAAACGTACACGTCGGTTCAAGCTCACTCGTTTTAACAAGCGTACCAAAGCAAGTAACACCTAAACCTATAAAAATTATTATTGATAATTCAAATCAAGAGGTTCAGGATGAAATTGTTCCGTGGGGTTCCGACAACTTGTATCCTCAGAACTTCTATCTTAAAAAGTACCTGAAAAATGGTGCTGCTGTTGGAGGTTTGGGATTGCTTAAAGCTGCAATCAATGGTAATGGATTTCATCTGTTCAAAAAAGTAAGGCCTGAAGGAAGCCGGGAAATTATTATTGAGGAACAATTGATTGAAGATTTTCCAGAAATAGAATTGTTCCTGGCAGAAAACAATCTGGATAAAATGTTTTTTGAGAAAATATCAGATCAGGCAATGTGGCAAATGTCAATTACTGAACATGTATTGTCCTGGACGCAAGAAGAAATTGTTAGGGTAAAAAGGCTAAAGATGGCTCATTGTCGATTCGCTCCTATGGATACTTCAGGGACAATCCCATTTGTTTATGTCAATACAGATTGGTCTGCAAACGATAAAAAGTTTACTGTTAAAATTCCTTTCATCGATACTGAAGCAATGACCGCTCTGGAGATAAAGGAATATTGCAAAGCAAAGAAAATCTACAATTTTGCAACTTCATCAGTCCAGCCTTTGATTGATGAATCCTACTACATCAAAACCGATTGGCATGCTGTAGATCGTAATGGATGGATGGATGTGGCCAACTCAGTTCCAGAACTGAAACAAGCTATCTTCGAGAATCAGTTGCATTTCAAGCATTTAATTTATGTTTCCGATTATTATTTCGAAAATTATTACAAGGAACAATGGGATGAATATGATGCAGAAAAACGCCAGGAGCTTCGTGAAAAACTTGCAGCTGCCATCGATGAACATATGTCGGGTAATAAGGCCGGTGGTCGTTCATTAACTTCGCCTGTGTTCGAGGAAAATGGGAAAATTGTTAAAGGCATTGAGGTCGTTCCTCTGGAAAACAAATTAAAAGACGGTTCGTATCTCCCTGATGCTTCAGCGGCCAACTCGGAAATACTTTGGGCAATGGGTGTAAATCCGGCTATTATTGGTGCGGGTACTCCAGGTGGTTCCAATCTTGGCGGGTCAGGTTCTAATATTCGTGAAGCCTACACTGTTCTTTCTGCTAATCAAGTACCCAAACGTGTTTATGTTCTGGATGATTGGAAACTTTGGCAACAATACAATGGTTGGGATAAATCGCTTATAGGTTCGTTCCCAGGAGTGAATCTTACCACTCTGGATAAAAATCCTTCAGGGCAAGAAAACACAATACACGAATAATTATGGCTAGACTGATAGCATCAAAAGAAGATTTAAAAAGACATATAATTTTGTCGGCAACTTTCGATTTCGAAAAAGTTTTGCCACATGCCAAACGAGCAGATAGAAAAATTTTTGTAGGTCTTATTGGCCGCGAACAATCGGCTAAAATTATTGAGCATAATTACGATGAAGATAGTGATGAACCTCTTAATTTGGTGAAAGGCTTATTTGAAGAAGCTGTTTCGCATTATGCTCTTTTCATGGCTATGCCTACTCTCAATTTATTGATTACGAATTCAGGAACAAAAAAAATTGAAACAACTGAATCAGCCAATGCAGATTGGAAAGATAAATTAGATTTGGATCGTTCGATTGTAAAAATCTACACTGAAGCTCTCGATGAAGCTTTCGAGATCATGGAAGATAACCCTGATGACTTTCAGGAATGGGTTAATTCTGATCATTACACTGTCTTCAAGGACTTACTGGTTTCTCAAACCAAAGAATTCGACAATTATTTTTCAATCCAAAAGAACCGGTACACGTTCCTGGCTTTGAAACCTTACATGCGTGAAGTTGAATCGCAATATTTTGTAGGAATGCTTGGCCAGTGCACGTTGGATTTTCTTAAGAAGAAATCTGCAGTTGCAGTTGTAGTTCAAGCTCAAGAGATTGCACAGAGAGCAATGGTGGCTTTGACAGTTGCAAAAACTGCTGAAAATGGAGCTTTCTCTTTTACTGAGACTTCTATGACTTATAGTATGGATGTTTTGCCCTGGGAGAAAAAACAACAATTGTCCGATATCCGGTTGGAGAAGTTGCAGCGAGCTCGCCAAACTGCTGGAGAAGAATATCTCAAGCAACTAAAGAAATTGATAGTTGCTAATCAAACTGTTTTCAATTGTTATGAAGATAAAATTGAAAAAGGATTAGATGCCAAACTCATCAAAAAGAAATCCGGATTAACACTATAATCGATGTCCTTTTTGCAGACTGCAGCAACGGATACTTTTGAATAAAATTATTTAAATGAGAGTAATAAAAATCCCAACCGCCAACGGTATTGATGATGTCAAGATGATAGGCGAAACCACACAGGAGCGATTGTTTATTAAGCAGTTGGCAGAAGCCGGAACGCTTACATCTTTAAGCCGTCAAGTTGCGGATTCAATTGTTTTTAGAGCCATTTCAGTCGTTTCTGATTCTGAAACAGGATCCTTTTCACAAGCAAATAGCATTGGTCTTTACGATTTTAGAGTACGTCAAAATCAAACTTTTCTATTAGGTCTGAAATTTAGAAATCAATCGGGACCAATCGATTTGACGCAATATACCGGAATCAGGATTCAAGTGAAATTGAATAAAGGAGGCGATACTATTTTTGAAGTTTCAATTGGTGCCGGATTAGATATTTCTGGAGATGACAATGAAATTTTAAATGTTTCCTTTTCCTCAGGACAAACAATGCTCTTGGATCGTGATACTTATTATTACGATGTCTTGTTTCAAAAACCCACTTCTAATGTCTACTATTTAGAAGGGAAAATCACTGTTAACAAATCAATTACAAGATAAATGGAAAATGTTTATATAGAAGTTATTATCGATGAGAATTCGGCTCAGGCGGCCATCGATGCGGCAGCACAAGCTCAGGAAACGGCAAACAACATTGAGAATTATAATTTAGGATTGCTTTCGGTCACGGATTCGATTCCTGCTGTTGGTCGTTTTAAAGGAGATGTTGAGACTGCCGGTACTTACCTTAATTTTCTAGATGCGGGAGGTGTTGCTTTAGTCTTTACTCAAGAGGAACTGGATGTCAACTACGGTTACATTTATATTAATGAAGGCGTCAGTACCAAAGTTTTGAGCGCCAAAAGAAATGTTAGTCTAGCTCAGGAAGTTGATGGTTTGAATACGAATGAAGCGACTACTGGAAAAGCTGTTGCTGACTATGTGGATCCGGTTATAAATGCTTTAACTGAAATATCTGAGAATTTATCAGATAATGAATTTATCATTGGAGGCTATAGAAGCACCAATGGTGATTTGGTAACTACTGCGGCAGTAAAGTCTATTCCTTCAATTACTATCACTGCTGAAATGGTAGGAAAGAATTGGATTAACGGGAGGGGTATTTTGCCCACTGCTTACAGTTTTGTAATTGTAAAAGGAATTTCAACTCTTTTAATAAATATTGCCGGAACAGGTTCTGCCGATGATTTACATCCTATATCATTTACAATTACACCTGAAATGATAGGTTTGAAATTGTTGTTATCAGCAGGAACTCAAGCATCAGAACCAGGCACTGGCTATGAAACTAAGTTTACATGGAACATTGGAGAGATTCCTATGCCAACTTATAAGCCAAAATCTAAAATCAAAGATCTTTATGATAAAGTAGAAATTAATCAACTGCTTGCAGGAAAAACTACTGAGGTCAATCAGGATGGTGCTGTAGTAAGAGCTAATGAAGTATTTCAAGAGGTTGCTGTATCGGGTGTTGAATTTGGTATGGATTCGGGATACTTTTTGTATAGTAATGGAGTGATATCGACAAGCTTGTTAGGTTGGAAAAGAAAGGTTTTTGAAATAGACGGTGTTTCGGATTATGCCGTTTCCGGAACGGTTGTTTCAGCTTCCAATATTGCGGGAGAAGTTTTTTTTGATAAAGATATGCTTTATCTAGGTTTTGCCGATAGAGCATATCCTAACCCCGATTTAGTTTTAAACAAGAAGAAACTACAATACCCCACAGGAACTAAGTTTGTTGGTACCTGTGTTCGGAATACAGGTCAGTATTTTACAATGGTAAAATATGTTTCTACGGGAGTTTTGGAAAAAGCGATATTTGATACAGATCTTACTGTTCAAAACAATAGGGTAACAAAGATTAATGGTATTGATATAGCTTCAAATAGCAATAAACCGATTATCACGAATATTATTGCAATAGGTGATAGTACTACTTACGGCGCTGATTTGCCTAACCCGACCGTTGATAGATGGACTACTATATTGCAGACCAGATTAAACATTCCAATTTCGAATTATGGATTTTCGGGAGCCAGAGCTGAGGAGATTACTCTTTGGCAAGGAGGTATATCGGTAGATGTGACTTTGGCAAGTAATTTAATTCCAGCTACAGGAACAAGAGTGGCTGTCAATTATAATGGCGAATTTAATCCTTTTAGGACTTCTACCGTTCCTTCCTTCGATGCCTATTTAATCCTGCAAGATGGTAAGCTTGTAGCAGGGAACTTAAATAGGACTACCGGATTTATGCAATTGGGTACCGAGCCGATAAATACAACCAATGGCTTAGTACGGGTGACTTCAAAAAATTTACTTGATTTCTCGGTATCTTCTAATCTCATGATCGTTAGTTTCGGAGCTAACAACACTTCATTGATTAGCTCTAATGAACAGACAGTTGATCAGGTTATGAAGTGGTATTCTGATTTTGCCAAACAACATCCTAACGTTTTAGTTTGGAGTCAGAATATACGTTCAGCAGGTGAATTGTCGATCTGTTTGGCGTTGGAAGATTTTTTAGAAAAACAATTTGGAACAAGGTTCTGTAATATGAGGAAGTATTTGGCGAGTAATAGAGCATTAAAAGATGCAGCGGTTGTGGATCCTGCTTTTGTCGAAACTGAGGCTGATGCGGTAGCTGTCGCAAGTGGGTTGATTCCTCCAAGTTTTAAATTCGTTTCTAATAGTGCTCATCTCAATGTGATTGGGCATAAGTTGCAGGCTAACTATCTGTATTCCCATATTAAATTATACTTTAATTAAAACTGAATATAAAATTTTTAATAAATAAATTATGAGTGTAACGGTAGTATTCCCTTCTGCGGGACATAATATTAAAGATCCAGGCGCTGTATATAACGGCCGAAAAGAAGCACAGGAAATGATGTGTTTACGAGATTTGGTTGTAGGTTTTTTAAATCAGAGGAATCATTCTAATATTCCCGATTTAGATTCTGAAACCGCAAGCCAGCATCAAAGTCGAATTAAAACCGGAAATGGTTCTGTCGTATGCGAGTTTCATCTTAATGCAGCATCCAATGTAACGGCTACCGGAACAGAAGCGGTGATATCTGATAGCGCTACTGCGAACAGTAAGCAGATGGCTATCGAGTTGACTGATGCCACCGCTCGGATATTGGGAATTAGAAACCGTGGGGTTATAGCTGAAAGCAAAACTCCAAGAAAAAAGATTGGTATCGTCAACAAAGTTGGAACTTCTGTTTTATTAGAAGTTTGTTTCCTTTCCAATGTTTCCGACATGTTGGCTTTCGATATTCACAAAGTTGAGTTGGCCAAGGCAATTGCTGAAATTTTAATCAAGTACGATAATTTAATTTAAAACAATGATCGAAGCTCTGACCAAGTTTTACGAGGAATATAAAAACGAGATCCACGAAGGTGTTTTCTTTTCAGCATTTGTTATGTTCGGATCTGTCGTTAAGATCATCCGTGCAATTCAGCAGGGAAGCAAGCTCTCGTTTGGTTGGTTCTTCACTGAAACGATACTTTCCTTTTTCATCGCAATAATCGTATATGCTGTTTTTGATCAATTTTTAAACTTCAAGCCTTTTTTTACTTATTCAATTTGTGCGCTGCTTGGCTCAATGAGCACAGTTTTGCATAAGAAGACAGAGGAATTGCTTGAGTCGATTTTTGATAGTTTCAAAGCTGGTGTAAGGGATTTTGTTGCTGCATTAATTGATAAATTTAAATCTAAATAATTATGAAAACGCTTAAATATTTTATAGCATTTTTGTTCCTGGCATTCATCTGCAGTTGTGGAGCTACCAAGGTGGTAAAAGAAAAAGTCGAAACGACTACTTCTAATATTTCGAAAAAAGACAGTATTAATATTGTAGAAATCAACAGGAAGATACAGGATAGTCTGAAATTGAAAATTGTACAAAGTCAAACTGGAGACAAAAAATTCGACGATGCCGTCAATAATGCCGTTGAGTCAATTCTTTCAAATCTAAATACAACTAAAGTATCTGGAGATAACTCATTCTCATTTTTTTATGACAATGTACTGAAGGAATTGCGAGCTTCAGCAACTGTCGGGCCAACAGAAAATACAAAGATTGTAAACAATGCAACGGTCCATACCAAAGAAGTTGTTTTATCGGAAAAGGAAATACCTGTAAAGTTTATTCCTAAATATGTTTTGATATTTGCTATTCTCGGGGGCTGTATGCTCTTTGGTTTGTTGGCATTTATAATATATAAGATCAGTCGATTGTTTAGGCCAAAAGCTGTTGTCTGATGGATTCAAAAATTCAAGCTTTCAAATTTGAAAAAGCAAAGCTTCTCCTGGAACTGGAGCAAAAGGAATCCCCCATACTTTTGCTCCGCCTAGGTAAAGTAATTTTTGAAATATCGAAACTCCAAAAAAAAGAATTAAGAAAAATAAAAAACCACTTTGAAGAGATTTGAAATTAATGTTCCAATAAGTATTCCTCAAAAGTGGAATGACTTGACAGAATGGCAACTTAGAATGGTTGGTCACTTTCTTTTTTTGAATCGCACTGAAGAAACTGAAAAGACCCTATTTAAAAATGTTCTCTTGTTTATCCTTGCGTTTCCAAAGCCGTCATTCAAAAATATAACCAAGGTTATAATCTTGTTTTACTATTTTTCCTTCAGGGAACTGGAGCATCATACCGATTTTATTTTCGACCAGGAACAACGTTTGACAAGATTTCCAGAGTTTATAAAAGTGGGGAAGTGGCCGTTCAGGAAAAAACTTTACGGACCCGCTCCGAGATTGGCCAACGTGACAATAAATGAGTTATCTTATGCTGATACTTTTTTTTATAAATGGATTACTGAGTCAGAAACTGATGAATTACACAGACTTACAGCGATACTTTACCGACCAAAAAGCAAACGTGTTACTCAAGATGATATCCGTGTTGAATTTTCTAATCTGACACTTGAGAAAAATGCTGAGTTTTCAGATCAGATTCCGCTTCATGTGAAATATATGATTGCACATTGTTACCAAGGTTGCCGGGAGATGATCATCGATCGTCACCCCAATGTTTTTCCGAAAAAGAAAGTATCGGAGGCAGATGATGAACCACAGGTTCCGGTAACAAAAAAACCGTATCAACCGTTTTCAAGAATCATCGATTCGATGGCGATGGACGAAGTTCAGGTTTTTGGAAATCATCAAGAAACGGAAAAAGTGTATGCTCCTAAATTCCTTGCTGTTTATGAGGAAAAAATTAAGAAACAAAAAGAACTTGACCGCAATCGAAAATAATTATGGAAAGAATTTTATCGTTTAAAAAAGTAGATGACTATCTGAATAGCCTGGCTAATCGCCATATAGAGATAAAAGATTATTGCGGCACATCTCCAGATGAGTTGGCTGATAAGATAAGTTCTGTGGCTGGTTTCGGAAGTCCGGGAATGGTTTTTTTTGAAGTTTATTCTAAGCTTTCGGGAAATCAACAAAGAACCTTTAATAACAGATCCATTTCTTTTGCTATCACGATTGGAGGAATCAAGGCAGATGATCATCTTGGTCGTCGGGATGCTGTTTCAAATGCCGAACAGATAGGACTTGAAGTTTTATCAAGAATTGAATTCGACAGTAAATTGCCTTCCATTGGATGGCTTTACAAAAACTTTATTAAAGAATCCATCAATTATGCTGAGTTTGACCCTCGAGGTGCTGAAGGTTTTGTAGGCATGGATTTTCATTTTGATTTGAAAACACTTGAGCCATTGGTGGTGAATCCTGAAAAATGGACTGATGGAAACGTTATTTGTACTAGTTCTTAATACTAAAATCTTACATTAGGTTGTTTTATAAATTGACCAATATAACAAAACAAATGAGTAAGAAACTAGAAAAAACAATTGCACCTCTTTTAGAGTGCGGATTATCGCTGTCGGATCAAAGAATTATTTTGCACGAAATGTTTGCGGCCGCCGTGAGCAATGCTCCAGATGATGAGCTTGACAATTACACGGCAAAAAGAACTACTCCCGTTTATCTGGCACTATGCCAACTACTCGAGAACATCAGAAAAAAACGAAAGAAGAAATGATCCTAAAGCTCCACGCCAATGCGTGGTTTTTTTATATATTTGCCCCGACCAATTATTTCGATAAACGAGAAATGCTCCATATTAATCAACTGATTGATACTGGAGCTTTCAGGTTTTCGGGGATTAGGAAACGAACCCGGACTCATTTCTCGTTGAATGATTGGTCAAGACTGCAAAGAGAGCTCCTTTATATTATAATTAAAGCCATGTTTTAGCGTGGCTTTTTTTATATTTACAACTCACTAAAACAAATCTTTATGAAAAAAATTATTTTATTATTGTTGTTTATGTCTATTAAGGGTTTTTCGCAAGATTGTAAGTTTCATTATAATGAAGTTGATAGTTTTACTAAACTAAAAAAGGTAAAAACAAAAAGCCAAACTATTTCAGAAGGTAATGCTATGTACTTAAAGCTATCATTAAAAAAAAGTGATGAACTATTTCTTGTTTCAGATTTAACTTTTACTTATTCCAAATCCGTTGTTATTGGTCGGGATGCACCCATTAGTATATTGTTGAAAAACGATGATGTTATTAATTTGTCTGCTCTTGATTTGACATATGGAGAAATTAATTCACAAAATCAAACTGAAATTCAGAGTGTTTACATTATTAATTTAAATCAAATTGAGCTGATTAGGAAGATTGGTATTAAAAAGATTCGTGTTGAAAGTTCAAAATCTAATTTTGATTTCGATGTGAAAAAGAAAAAATGGACTGATAAGTTTAATGATTCAATTGATTGTTTTTATAACGAGATAACATACAGGTAATATCTACAATTTAATGTATATTTCTTTTTAAAACCTCTTAAACATCCATTAATCAATGTAATACCTGCAATTTTTATTAAAATACTTGGGGTAATTGCACTGTTGTTTCTGAGAAAAAAATATCTTTGCTTTGCAGAATCATTAAAACAGAAACTATATGTTTCAATTAAAAAGTAAAAAAATCCACCCACAACATCGAAGCTCGAAGGAAGATCGGGCATCTTCAAGTTTTCTTGGTTCTGCAGTCTTTGTTGTGGGCTTTTTAAAAATTTCTTATTATGCAGAACCAAGAGAAAAAACGAAGAAAAATTAACGCCGCCGTTATGGCTGCAGTTGAACCGCTAATACTTTGCGGTGTAAGTTTGATTCAGGTTAAAATTCAACTTGATCATATGTTCACAAAGGCGCTTGAAAATGCCGATGATGATGAGATGGATAATTTTTCCGCTAGAGAATTATCCCCAGCTTTCAAGGCCTTGTCAGAAAGTTTACTTTATTTGTATGAGATTCCTGAAATACGGGATTTGCAATCTGATGATTTTTCTAACCTTTTACCTCATTGATTATGCCCCCTTTTTTTATAGATTACAAAGAAGAAGTAAAACGACTAATATCAGAGAGTTATATTCCTTCTGATACTGTCAGCAAGGAATTTGAAATGACAACTGATCAGATCGTTTCGAATCTTTCAAATATATTACCGCAAAACAGCATCGACAGCCACATGGTTTATGAAGCTTTAATGGAATTGGGGTATGAACCAAAAGAAAATACGCCTCTGAACTACTTTTGGTATTTTCAGAGAATATAGCTTGAGAAAAGGGTAAGAACATTTTTCAGCAGGAAACCACTCATTCGAGTGGTTTTTTTATGTCCTTTTTTCACGGTCTGTCAAATTGGAATTTGCATCAAAATTCTACAGATGGACAAATCAAATTTTCAAGCTGAAGAAAGGAAAGCGGGGAATAAGGCCGCAGCGGCTTTAAGAGGAGCTTTCCGTTCTAAAATTCAATCTACTTTTCATAGGCGTACCGGAGCAATGGAGGATAGGTCCACCGTCACACCTCGATACAGGGATGGTGTTCTTGACCGCTTGGTTCTGGCTTCTCCACGCTACTCTTTCATGCATCATTTCGGATCAACAAAGACAGGTAAAACGGGTTCGCTGCAGAGGGATGGAGCCGATGTTAAATCTTTCACTCGCCACCTAGAGGGGATGGTTCGTCAAGTAAGCGCTCACAAACGTTCTGGGGGATTTGTGGTTGCCCATAATAAGGGAATCGATTACAAATCCAAGAATCATATATCTGAAGCTCTTAAAGCTACAAATGCTCTTGAGGTTCTGGCTACTGAACTTGGAGAAAACCGTATCGTGAATATTTCATCCCAAATTGATTTCTGATGGCGGGAGATAATATAAACAGACGGTTAAATATCTACATAAACGACAGAGAAGTTACCAACTCTATGAGGGGGGTTACGGCTGAAATGTCTAAAGTTCGTAATTCCATAAAGAATCTGAATCGTGGTGCTGCTGATTATGATCAGAAGTTAAAGGAGTTGAGAGATACATATTCTAAACTTCAAAAAGAGCAAGCCAGATTTCGTGATGATCTAAACAAAACCCCCGGCATTCTTAATAAGATAAAGACGGCGCTAGGTCCTGTTGCTACAGGGATGCTTTCTGCCTTTTCTATTACCGCTTTAGTTTCGGGCTTCACAAATAAGGTTCGTGAAGCGGCAAGGATTATTGTTGATTTTGACCAGAAGCAAGCCGATTTAGCTGCTATTATGCAAAAGTCAAGGGTACAGATTGCAGGCTTGACACTTGACGCGATCAAGTATGGGGCGTCAACGTCTTACTCAGCTGCAGAAGTTTCTATTCTTCAAACAGAACTAGCCCGTTTGGGTAAAACTGCACCTGAGATTAAGGCAATGACTCAGGATGTTTTGAATGCCGCCACGGCTTTGGAAACTGATCTTGGTTCAGCAGCAACTCTTATCGGAGGTCAATTGAACTCTTATGGGGAGAGTGCGGACAAAGCAGGAAAGTACTCTGATATTATGGCCAATTCTGTCAATGTTTCGGCCACGAGCTTTGAATCTTTAAACACTGCGTTGCCAAAAGTTTCCAAGGTTGCCGCCTTGAATAACGTGACTTTTGAAAAATTGAATGCCACACTTGGAGTACTTGCGGATGAGAACGTCGCTGCTGAAACTGCGGGAACTGGTTTCCGAAATATATTATTGGAGTCTGCAAAAGCTGGTAAGCCTTATCAGGAGATGTTGGATGAGATAAAAAAATCCGCAAATCAAAGTAAAAAAGCAGTAGAATTATTTGGTAAAGAGAATGCAACCGTGGCCGTGATTATGGCCAATTCGTCTGCAAAAATCAATGAGCAAACCAAAGCTTTGGAAAATTCTGCAGGTTCTGCAGATAAATTGGCCAAAGAAAAAATGAATTCAATTCTTGGGTCTACGAAGAATTTTTCTTCTGCCTGGGAAGGTTTTATTCTAAATATAGAGAAAGGCGACGGTGCTATTGGTAAGGGAATTAAAAGCATTATAGATCTTGGAACTTCCTTTTTGAGCCTTATAACTCCAATGAAACAAGTTTCAGACCAGCTAAAAGAGGAGCAGTTCGAAATGAATATGCTTGTCTACAAGATAAACTCATCCAACACGAGTAATGAGGAAAGGAAAAGATTGATCATCCAGCTAAAGCAAGAGTATCCTGCTTTTAACAAGTATTTGAAAGATGAAAATGCCACGACTGATGAAGTTTGGAAGGCATTAAGAAAAGTCAATGAGGAATATGTAAAACGAATCACGCTTCAGAAACAAGTCGAAATTGTTGAAAAAGCCTCTGCCAAGGTTGCGGACAAGGTGATGAAGCAGCAGGAAGAAATTTATAGGATATACCAAAATCTTAACCGTGTAAATCTCAAGTATAAACTGGGAGTTGAAATTGATGAAGGCGATTTGGAGAAAAGTGCCAGAGAAATGAAAGCTGTGATGGATAAGCGATTTGGTAGGGGATCAGGAAGTTTGGTAGGCCAAGCTGAATCAGGAGTTATTTCGGATGCTTTAGAAAAAATCAGGCTGATAAATATTGATATTAAAGAACGTCAGGCAATTTTAGATGAGGAATTGAAAAAACAAGATTTTCTTCAGAAAACATTAAATATTCAGACGGAAACTGAAAATGAAAAATTGCAGCTTCAGAAAGAAGGAATGCTTGTGCGTGAACAATTGATCAAGCAGGCTACGGAACTAGGAATGATAGATGCCAAGTTTAACACAACTGCAGAAATCAAGCGATGGATTGATTTAGAAAAAGAGAAGGCATTGTACACTGATGAATTATCTGAAGAGGATATAAAGAAAAAAGCCAAAGCTTTAGAGGATGCAAAAAAACACAGTGAGGATCTTCGAAAAGATTTTGTGGATTCGGAGAAAGCTTTGCTTGAGACAAAACGTGCATTTCAGGATATCAGCTCTGATTTACTTAAAGATGGATTTGAAAAAGAGCGTGTGCTTCTTAATAGGGAATACGATCGTAAAATTGAAGATCTTAAAAATAATATTTCCAAGGAACAAAAAGAAATTGACGCTCTCAATCAACAAATAAAAGACCCTAAAAATTCCAAAGGAGATGTTGAGCTTTTGCGAAAACAGATCCAAAACAAGATTGCTCTTCAAAAGATTTTTAATGATACGATGGTTTCCCTAGACCAAACTCGTGATTTGAAACTTGCCGCTTTGCAAGAAAAGTACATTGAGAAGAGTCTGAAGAAGCAGGAGGATGATAATGATAGGGCTTTGGCTCAGCTTCAGACACGTCATAACAACGAAATCGAGGCAATCAATACGCTTGAGCAGGCAAAAAAAGTTCTTTCTGATTATTTGACAGAAGCTGAGCTTACAAAAGTTAAAACACTTGAGGGAGCCAAGAAAAAAATAAAGGAGCAGCATCAGAAGGAAGAGTTTGAAATGCAGCAGCAGCATCTGATTTCCTTGATGGCGATGGTTCAAAGCATCTTTGCTCAGGAACAATGGGAGGGTATAAGCCTTATATCTCCGGAAGAACGCGAAGTTCTTTTAAAATTTCTTGATGATGCGGCTCTGAAACTTTCTCAGCTTGGAGTCAAGAAAACTGAGAAAGATACTGACACGGGTGCTGAAGCAATCAAAAGTTTATCGGGTATAGATATTCTTGGTTTTTCTCCTGAAGATTGGCAATCTGCATTTGATAGCCTGGATACTTTTGCAGAAAAGATCAGAGCCGTAGAAGTTGTTGCGGGGGCTATGAAACAAGCTTTCGGGATGTTTTTTGATTATGTAGACGCTAAAGATCAACATTCTCTAAATAAGTATCGTTCAAGTGTTGACAAGAAAAAGAAGGCGCTCCAGGATCAGCTTGACAAAGGCTATATTACACAGGAACAATACAACTCCAAAGTAGCAGACTTAGAAGCTAGTCTGGAGAAAAAGCAGGCCGAACTTGAATACAAAAAAGCTAAACGTCAAAAAATTCAAGCTGCCCTAGAAATAACTGTTAATACGGGTATTGGTATTGCTAAAGCTATGGCTGCTTCACCATGGACTGGTGGAATGCCTTGGACTGCGATCATTGGTGCGCTTGGAGCTGCACAATTGGGGTTAGTATTAGCTACTCCGCTTCCTCCTAAAGCCGGTTATAAAAAGGGAGGATTTACTGGTTCTGGAAATTCCAACGATGAAGCGGGGCCAGTTCATAAGAATGAATATGTTGTGCCACAAAACGTTCTTTTTTCAAATGACCCTGTAGTTCCGAATGTTGTGGATTATCTCGAGCGAAAGCGTCAAGGCGAAAATCCTGTTTTTAATCCTGGACAAACTCCTGAAAATGCGGGAGAATCTATAAATCCTATTCTGCAGTACGAAAATGCGATGTTGACAGGATTGGTTGAACGAGCTGTTGTGGTTCTGGAGAAGCTCGAAGCTGATGGCCTCGAAACTTACCTGGTAAATGATCTGAAAACAGCAAGAAAAATGAAACAAAAAATTAAAGAACTCAGCGATCACGAATCTAATGCAAAATTATAATGATCTATTACTCTAAATATTCCGAACAGCAAGTATTTTCCGATGCCAGGCTTAATGTTTTTTTAAACCAGGTTTATACATTTTTGATAAACCGGATCGATCAAGCTACAATTGTAAATAATTTGATTCTAGACGGCAAAATTGCTCGTCTTTTACTCGGTCAAACTTTAGATGATGCAGTTTTAAAGATTGAATTTTCAATACAAAAAAAATCGGTTTTCGATGCTCTTTCAGTGGCTATTGCGAGCTTGGACATATCAAGCTTTACAATAAATGAAGATGTGATTGTTTTACAAAACAGTGAAGTTTTTTTTGAATTTAGGCTTCTTGACTATGAATTGAAACTATATGATTACCACGGAATAATGATCAACGATTTACGTAAAACTAAATAAATATGCCACTACCAATTTTAATACCGAATATTTCTCCTGCTCTTTATGGAACCTATGAGGTGAATTCTGTCAACTGGAAACTTGATCCAGGATCCTTATATTTTCCTTTTTTGATGGGGGCAAACGGAATTACTCCTTTTACACATAAAATAACCTTTCCAGCTTATAATTTATTGCCAGAATACAGCGGTTTTACTGAATGGAAACTTGAAATTATCCTTAACGGTAAGGTATCATTACCTGTGATGAAAGTTAATGGAGAATCTTCCTATTCTGGTCCGTTGGGAAGCGTGGCAGAGGATCCTCTGTTTTGGGAAAATTACCCTATTTTTAGTTTTGAAAATCTCAATCTTTTGTTTGCTGGAACGTATCTTTTTGAAGTAAATTTCAAAGTCAGTGCTATTCCTCCAATTGATGCATTGAGACCTTCTTTTGTTCCTTTTAGAGAGGTAATTTCAGCTAAGAATATGCCTATATTACTCGATGTTTTTACGGATTTTGCATCGCCTCCACTATATTTAAGTTTGCCTAACCTTGAGCAAGGATTAAGCTTTAGTCATGTTCTTGGCGGTCCACTTCCTTTAGAACAGAATTTTGCCTTTTTTCCTGCAGTTGAACTTGAAATTGCGACTGGAGATGGTATTCTGAATATTTCTCAAGAATTGATTTCTGAGAATCACGGAATACTGACAGTATCTTTATCTGATATTGAGTCGTTTGTTGTTGGCCAATATGATTATTCGTTTACCGTTTCGAATGGTTTGACTGAAGTAAATGTGCCGGTTAAGCTATATGTGGTTGAGTCCACAAGTGGCGGTTTTTCAATTAATCCAACAGTTGCTCAGATGACTGTCGTTGCGGGGGCAGCTGTATCAAATATGAGTATTATTAATATTGAGTCTACAGGGGCTTGGAAGCTTATATCATCAATTCCAATTTGGTTGAATATTTCCGTTTATTCGGGTACGGGAAATCAGATGCTTTTTGTTACTCCTGGAGACCTAAATGGTCTTGAAGCTGGCTCATATCGTTTTCCTTTGGTTTTTGAAAGTTTCGGTGAGAAAATTGCAGTTGATTTTACATTGAACCTTATCACATTTCTATCTAGTCCTTTTGTTCCAGGTAATCTTTATTTCACTAAAGAATTGGATTTTATGAATTTTTCAACCTCCAAAATTAACACGTACATCGAAGTTACTTTGGTCTTGAAGGTCTTTAAGATAAACACGAATGTGAGCACTACTTACACACGTGTTTTTGATTTGCCGATTTATAAAGGCAAGGCTGATTTTCATCCCGGAACCGTTGTTCATCAATTGCTCGATGATATTGAAAATTTAGTAGATTTTGTACCAAATTTCGAGTTGAATTACCATAAACCTCAAATACAACCGGCTCTAGTTTCTATAAGTTATATCGAGAAAGTTTACGCCGGAGAAGTTGAGAATCCTGCTTTGGATTATTATAGCGGAAATCTCCAAACTTTTCGAATGATAAAAGGAAACAAGCCGTATATGACAGACTCTCAACTTTCTTTGTTGACAGTTTCTCAGCAGGAATTGATACGTATAACTCCCAATTCTGTCTTGGGTATTTCCTTTTCTTTTCCAGGAACCCCAAAGCTTTTGGTTAAGAAAAATAATAGGATCATTGATGATGTTGAAATTCAGTCTTTTTCGTCTGGAGACAATATAAAGATGATCTATTCTTACTTTCGTTTCGCAAATGATTTCAAGCCTGGGGACATCATTGAGATGATGATCTCATCAGGTTTGGAAACCAGATCAAGACGATATTTGGTTTTTCAAAATGGACTTGAGTCGACTTATATCTTTTTTGAGAATGAGAATAATCAGATTGAGCCTTTCGAGTTTTCCGGACGGAGACGAATAACATCGACAACTAAGCACATTCTGGGATCTAAATTTAAAAAACTTAAGGGATTCGATACTAAAATTGATTCTGAAGATGGGCAGATGGTTATTTTAAACACCGGGCAATTAGGCAAATCAGAGCACATTATTGTCAATTCGATAATTCGCTCGCTAAATGTTTGGATGTCTTTTGATAGTCCGGCAGGTCCATATTTGAAAGTTGACGCTACTTCAACTAAGATTATTACTCAAGATACTTCAATCTCTGAAGAAGATTTTGATATTGAATTTAACATATTACCAGAATAAGTATGCTAGTTTTTATACACGAAAAATTCAAGTTAGATCTAACTTATTTAAAAGTCACTTTCCTGGAAGAAAATCAAATGTTCAAGGATGATTTTTCTCTTGAGATATCTTTTCCATTTGAAATTCCTTTGGATGCTGAATTTACCCGAAAAAGTGGTTTTTCTGGCCATTATAATGCACATCAAGAAAAAGCTTCCTTTGAGGGAAAACTTGATCGGGATGGAGTCGTTGATTCAGCTGTTCTTAAGATTCAGGAAGTCAAGGGTAGAATTGCAAACGCTGTTATAAATTCTGGATTGCAAGCCTTTCCTGGATTTGATAAAAAACTATCTGATTTGCCTCTTGAATTGAAAACAGTAGTTGATATTTTGTCGGAAGCAGAATCAGTAATCGATAAGGCCTATCCTGAAACAAATTATAATTTTAGAATGGTTCATACGGACAAATATGATCCAACAGATGAGAATTGGAATGGTTTCGAAAAAATCATTAATAATTATAAGTCCGGTGCATTTATTGAGAATGCCATTCAGGAGGATTCCAACATTGATTTGATTAGGAATATAATGCAACCTTTTCCTTATCTAATGCATGTTGTCCAGGTTGCTGTTCAATCTTCAGGATATAGTCTTCAAGGAGATATCTTGAATGATACGGATTTGCGAGATGCTTTGATTTTTCGTGATGGCAATTATTATACCAGATTGTCTGAAGATGCAGTCCAGATAAGGTATAAAAACCGTGAATGGGATAGTTTTTTATACAATTTTAATGGTTATAAGCACTATTCATTTTTTAAGCAAATCACAATTGAAAAGAAAGGTGATTATGTCTTAAGTGGAGAAGTTTTAAGTGTTGTTTATAGGGATACCAGTAATGGACTGAGATCAAATTTAGTTCTCTCGATAGCAAAGATATCAGGGGGAGTAAGTTCAAATCTTTTTTTATATCAGCATAATGGAATCCCTGGAATACCTGCAAACTATTTGCAAAGAATGAAAACTCAAAGTTTTGAGCAATTAATATCCTTTGAGGAAGGAGATATTTTGGAAATTTTAAAAATTGAGCCTCAAAGAGATTCTGTACCTTCAGAAACTCCGGATTTTCCTGAAGCAATCTCACTTCAATTAACACCTGTGAGATTCAGGAACCCTGATGGAACCCCTATTCTTTCTGTTTTAAATTTAAATGAAATACACTTGGCACGTTGTGTTCCGGATATGACGGTTCGCGATCTTTTTACAGCGATCAAGAATTTTAAAAATTATAATTTTTTGGTCGAAGGTTCTGTGGTTTCAATGAATAAGAATCAAAATGCTTTGAAACGTCAGTCTGCAATTGATTTGGTAGATTTTGAAATTGTGGAACCGGTAAGAAGTTTCCATGATGATCGAGAATTTGAACTCGCCTTTTCAGATGGAAATAGCGAAAAGTATAAGTATGATTCTATGCTTGTGAAGGCCGGCTCAACTATAATAAATGATTACATTACTCGTGATTCTACAAGCGAGATTAAGATCAATCTTCTTCCCTTGCCGGTTGTTGCCAGAAAAGGTGTTACGACCGCTCTTAGTTTTGAAGATGACAATTCCAAATTGAGATTGTTATTTTCCAGACCGATGCCGGAAGGGGGTTTGCCGGTTGCTTATTTGAATGAAAATGTACTGATTCCCAAGCTATACGAAAATGATTATTCAGATTGGTTGCGATACAGGATTAATTCAATTGGATGGAATTGGGATTTCCTCATCCCAGTGGAGAAGCTCCGGGCCATAAAGATCCAGAGCTTGTTTTTTGCCTATAAAAATTACCATCTTTTTTCTGAAATTGAGAAGGAAAGGTTGAATCTGTCCTGGTGGCGTGTTACTGCCAAGTCGGAGAGTCTTTTGTGATTTTAATATTATCCAGGAGCAACATTGCGTTATCTTGCTGTTCCTGGAGAATTGTTACATAGATCATTGTTTCTTTTATGTTGCTATGCCCTAACATTTTCTGCAGAACTTCTACTTTCCCTCCTAATCTTAGATAATTTGTTGCAAATGTATGTCGAGCATAGTGAAATGTTACCTGTTTTTTTATCCCTAAAAGATTGCAGATATCTTTTAATATCCTATTAATGTGTTGGTCCGTATGTTTGTGTGTAAATATCTCAGGACATCTATCCAAGACATTTTCTGCAGCTGCAGCAAGTCTAATCTTTTGGTTTTTCTTAGTCTTGACAGATTCAAATTTAAGATATCGCTCACTTATAAATTTTTCCTCCAACTGTTGAACATCACTTATTCTTAATCCTGTAAAACAAGAAAAAATGAACATTCCCAAAGGGAGTTTGTGATTATCCCTCAAGTAGGAACTTTCAAAGTAACCCCGCAATTTATTCAGTTCAATTTCCGTCAAACTTTCTCTATTACCATTTGTAGAACCTGCTTTGATTTGCTTTGAAGTTATCGGCATTTTTATGCCCGAATCAAGTGCTATATTGATATACTTCTTGATAACTCCAACATTTGAATTGACTGTGGTTTTTTTCATTCCTTTTTTAAACCTAAAGGTTTTAAACTTTTCAATCAATGTAACATCAATTTCAGAGAACAGGATTTTCTCTCTAAAATCTTTAAGGGCTTTGTACACGCTTTTTTGCTTTTTTATAGTGTTTGGATGACAGATTTCCTTTTGCTTTTCGAGTTCATATTTGAAAAAAGCAAGGAAATCAATCCTCGGCATTCCGTTTCTAAATTCATTTTCAAAAGCTTCAAGGGTTAAAACGGTTTCTGAAAGTCGGAACACGGTTTTGATTGTTGTGATTTTACTTTCGATATTTTCCAAAACAAGATTAAAGTCTATCGCTTCATTTGTTTTGTCGATACGCCTTTGTGAAATTGGATCCCATAATGATTTGTAGGTGTATTGATCGATGGAGATTCTTTTTAATTGACCTTTCATTGTCAATTTTAAATATAGGAGTGATTTTCCGTCAGCTCCTACATTATTTCTAAGATAGAATTTATGTTTCATTGGCACAAAGATTTTCCTTGTGTCGATTTGTGTGTCGAAAATGTGATCGGGAGTGTTTAAAATTCTCAT